TGAAGACCTAAAGAAGGTAAAGGGAGAATAACTATGGCACAAGACAACCTAGCAAATAAGCGTAAGCCACGTCGTTTGAGTATCAATGGAACTCGCAACGTCCTTACAGTTTCCGGCAAAGAGCCTGGTTTTGAATACCGCATTGTAAATGATGACGGTGATCGTGTTTCCCAATTTGAAGACATGGGCTACGAAGTAGTCAAGGACTCTTCAATCAAGGTTGGAGACCGACGAATTGCAAACCCGACTAAAGAAGGCAGCCCTATTCAAATCTCAGTTGGTGGTGGTCAGAAAGCTTATCTCATGCGTATCCGCAAGGATTGGTATGATGAAGCTCAAGCAGACAAAGCCAAGCAAGTTGACGAGATGGAAAAGGGAATGCTAAAGGACACAAAGAATTCAGCAGACTATGGTAGTATTACCCTAGGTAAAGACTGACTACTTTGACCTTCATCTTTAATTGGGAAAGACACGAAAATGAGTAATTAACTTTCTTGATGGAGGTCATTTTTAAATGGCAAACACTTCTAGTATTAACGGGTTCCGTCCCGTAAAACACCTTAACGGCTCTCCGTACAACGGCCAAGTCAACATTTATTATGTTGCCTCAGCAGCCGATGAGATCTGGGCCGGTGATATTGTAAAGGCCAGTGGGTCCTCGGACGCTAATGGTATTATGGGAGTCGATCTGGCTACCACAGAAGTCCCAGTTGGTGTGGTTGTTGGTGTACTACATTCTAAGTTTGATCCTGCTGGTAAGATGAACTCAGGTTCTACTGCTCTAGATCTACCTGCTGTTTCTCTAATTGCGGCTGGTGGTGCTGGTTATGTACTTGTTGCTGACTCTCCCGATATTGTTATGGAAGTAGAGACCAGTAATGGTACTCCTGCTGTAACTGATATTGGTCTGAATGCTACTCTAGCTACAGGAACTCGTGCTGGAACTGGTGTTTCTAGTCCAGCTACTCTCGATGTTGCTACTTTTGCCACTACAAGTACTCTGAATTTCCGACTACTTGGATTTAGTCAAAAGGTTGGTAACGAGGTAGCCGCATCTGCTAAGATGCTTGTGATGTTTAACCGTCATCAGTTTGGCGCTGTCGGCACCACTGGTATCTAAAGGAGACTTATAATGGGTGTTATTACTTCTGGTAGTTTCGCAAAGGCACTTTGGCCCGGCGTTAATAAATGGTACGGTCAGGCTTATAATGAGCTAGGATCTGAATGGGACAAGCTGTTCGATAAGAATACTTCAAAGAAGGCTTTTGAAGAGGATGTTGGTTATAGTTCGTTTGGTCTTGCTGCTGTTAAGGCAGAGGGTGCTCCGGTAACATACGACAGTGCTCGCCAAGGCTTCACTACTCGCTACCAGCACGTCGTGTATGCATTGGGCTTCATCATCACTCGTGAAACTTACGAAGATGACCAGTACGACGTAATTGGTAAGAAGAAGGCTAATGCACTAGCTCGTAGTATGCGTATCTCTAAGGAGATCGTTGCTGCCAACGTGTATAACCGTGCCACTACTTCTGGTTATACTGGTGGTGATGGTGTTGTTATGCTTAGTGCCAGTCATCCGAAGGTTGCTGGTGGTACTTATAGCAACATCATCGGTACGACTGCTGACCTGAGTGAAGCTTCACTTGAGCAGGCTACTATCGACATCGAAGGCTTTACTGATGACCGTGGTCTAATCATTGCTGCTAAACCAAAGCAACTGATTATTCCTCGCCAGCTCCGCTTTGAGGCTTATCGTATCCTCAAGTCAGATGGCCGTGTTGGTACTGATCTGAATGATCCAAATGCTATCAAGGCACTTGGTTTGTTTGGTGAACCTACCATCAACCATTTCCTAACTGACACTGATGCTTGGTTCATCCGTACTGACGTACCTGATGGTATGAAGTACTTCGAGCGTCGTGGTGATCAGTTTGAGATGGATAACGATTTTGACACTGAGAATGCTAAGTACAAGGCGTCAGCTCGTTACTCCTTTGGTTGGTCTGATCCTCGTGGTATCTACGGTTCGATGGGTGCCTAATTAATCCAATAGGGAGTGGAGAAATCCTCTCCCTCCTAAATCTTTAAAGGAGATTAATATGGCTTTACGTCCAAACCAAGTTATAACTTCTACTACTCCACCAGCTATTGACAAAGGCACTTTGGCCCGGCGTTAATAAATGGTACGGTCAGGCTTATAATGAGCTAGG